ATCTACTTCAGGCGCTAATTCTACAAGAGGTTTAATGGCTGGAGGTCATGCTCCATCAAACGTAAACATTATTGATTTTATACAATTAAACACAACTGGAAACGCAGTAGATTTTGGAGATTTATCTGCAGTAACAGATTCTACTTATGCAGTTACTTCACCAACTATTTGTGTTTGGACTAGAGTCGGAACTGCAACACCTGAAGTAGATACAGAGTTTAGTCAATTTGGATCTTTAGGTAATTCAATAGATTTTGGAGATCTTGCAACAGGTTTAGGTTTTGGTGAAGGTGGAACAGGATCTAATAGTGTAAAAGGAATTGTAGGAGGTGGAGACACACCCTCGGTAACTAATGTAATACAAAGTTGTGTAATAGCAACAAGAGCTAATTTTACTGACTTTGGAGATTTAACTGTTGCTAGAGAAGAATTAGCTGGATGTTCTAATGGTCATGGAGGTATAGATTTATTTGAACCAAGAGCCCCAGAACTTTATTCACCAACAGGTAAAGTTGTACCAAGAGGTGCTGGAGTTGGAGATATAGGTTTTCAAGGTGGTGGTTGGACTGGCTCTGCTTATACAGATGATTCTTTTTTCATACAAATTTCCACTACGGGAAACAGTCAAAGGTTTGGAGATTTAAGTTACGCAAGACAAAATGTTGGAGGTATATCTTCTTCAACAAGGGGAATAAATATAAATGGCTCTGAACCTGGTGGTAATGTTTCTACTATGGACTATATGGCTTTTTCAACAAAAGGTAATTCTGCAAATTTTGGTGATTTAGCAGCTTATAGAAGAGGAGCTGGTGCTACTTCAAATAGTGTTAGAGGCGTGATCGGAGGGGGATATGAAGCTCCTGATAGAATTAATAATATAGATTATATTACAATTACAACTACTGGTAATGGAACAGATTTTGGAGACATGAATAATGCAATTACATCTTATTGCTCTGTTTCTAGTCCAACAAGAGCAATATTTGGTGGTGGTAGGACACAAGCTAATGCTTATATTAATAATATTGATTACATAACTATTGCCTCAACAAGTAACGCAACTGATTTCGGAGATTTAACAGTAGCTAGATGGCCTGCAGCGGGTAATACTGGATCTAGCACTAGAGCCTGCATAGCTGGAGGATCACAACCAGGATCTGAATCTAATGTTATAGACTATATTACAATAGCATCAACGGGTACCGCAAACGACTTTGGAGATTTAACTGCAGCTAGAACACCAGGTGGTGGTAATTCTAATTCAAGTAGAGCAGTATTTTTAGGAGGATACTATCCTAGTGGATCTTTTGGTAATAATATAGATTTTATAACAATAGCTTCTACTAGTAACGCCACAGATTTTGGCGATACATCCCTTAGTGCTATTGGTGATTGTGGTGGCTCATCAAACGGCCATGGTGGACTTTCTTAATATTCTATAGTATAAATTCACCAACATGATTTTACGCATGCAACATAAAGGAGAAATATATGTCATCTAAAGACTTAGTAATATCAAAACTATCGGATTCTCCGTTAGTTAAAAAAGAGTACAAACAGATGTTAACAAACATCAATAACAGCCTACCTGCTATTAAAAAATCAAGTAGCAACTTTTATAAATCACACTCACAATTTATGGGCGTGATGTTAGACGTAACAGCTATTACACCAATTAGATCTGTCAAACACACACTAGCTGAATTAGATAAAACTAGAATGGCTCTAGAAGAAGCACAGCTTAAAATGATGAAGAAAGACATAGAGCTTCGTCAAAAAGAAAAACAATTAGCTGATGGTGATTATAAAGATGAGTTTGGAAGAGAATTGTTAGAAACTGAAATACTAGAGATTAAAGTAAATCTAAACAATATACAGAACTCAGTATCTGGAGCGATTAGAAAGATGAACTTCTTTACTAATCAATACAAAAGTATCCTTAAAAAACTAGGTAAAGAAGATATTACCGAGGAAGAGTATGAGAAGGAAGAATCAAGATATCACGTCATGACTTGTATGAAACAAGCCCTAAATGCTGCTAGAGCAAGGGGTGGGGTCATCGACGAAGGAAACTTGATTTATCTCTTCGATATGGGTATAAATAGTGCTCAGGCACAAGCAGAAATCTATGCGTATTTGAAGATGGAGAATACGTTAATGGAACAAGGCAAAGCGCCTACCCACGAAATGACCATGGTATGGTTAGAAGCGTGCGCTGATAAATTCTCAGGTGACTCTGTAAAGTTTGCAGAACGAAGAGGGTTTAAGCTATACGATGAAGAGTCGCTCAATACTAAACTGTTAGATAATAAGGAGAAACCAAATGGCAAACAAGATAGTTAAATACA